CGGCGCCGAGCAAATGCTGGTCACCAATATCGCCGCCAACAACCTAACCTGCACCCGGGCCCTCAACGGGACCACCGGCTTCGCCCACGCCGACAACGCGGACGTCTACATTCTGCGCTGGCCTCTCAGCATCGAGAGAGCCGCCCTAATCCAGGCTGCCAGGGTCTGGACCCGCGCAGCCGACTTCGAGCCGGCCTTCGTCGACGAGGAGGTTGACACCGACGTCCGTCTGCTATTAAATCCCTACCGGAGGTTACCCGTATGAGGATTGGTCCCTTCACCATAACCCGCGCGCCCCCGCCGCCGCTTACCGCGTCGGCCAGGGCCATCCAAGCCGACATCATGCCACATGAACGAGCCCTTGGCACCGGGGCAGACTGGGCGCCCACGGAGTACGCTGACTACTACGCCAAGTCGGTCCCCGTGTACGCCGCGATACGGACCAGGGCCGACGCCCTCTCCAGCGTACCCTGGCAAGCCCAGCGCCGCCTTGGTATCTCGGAAGGCGAACCGCTAGCCTCCAGCCATCCCCTGCAACGCATCCTGGACCGACCTAACCCCTGGTATAGCGGCTCGGATCTCCGCCGAGCCACCGAGATAAACCTCTGCATCTGGGGACGCGCCTACTGGAGCATCGAGACCCAGCCGGACGGCGCAACCGAAATCTGGCCGCTCCGCCCGGACCGCATGACCCCAATCCCCGGCGACCCCAACTCCAACAAACACGTCGTAGGCTACCTGTACCGGGGACTAATGGGAGACAAGGTTTACCTACCCGAAGAAGTTGAGCAATTCCAATACTTTAACCCAATGCAGGAGAGGACCGGCCTTAGCCCGCTAGCCGCGATGCGGATCTCCGCCGATATGGGCATGGACGCTATCCGCAACAACCGGAACACCCTCAGGAACGGAGCCCTACCCCAGTACATTCTCCTGGCCAAAGACGAAATGACCGAGGCCAATGTCGCCGAGTTTTACGAACGCTGGGAAGCGAGGTTTCAAGGTCCTAACCGAGCCAACCGACCCGCAATCGCGTCCTTCATGGAGAACGTGAAGCGGCTGGCTTTCACCAACAAGGAAATGGAGTTTAACGAGACCCTAGCCTGGACCATCAAGGATGCCAGCCGCGTGTTCGGAGTGCCAGTCGTCATGCTGGCAGACCTGGAATTCGCCACCCTAGCCAACATGGAAAACCTCGAACGCATCTTCTGGCGGGCCACCATGCTCCCAGAAATGGGCATGATCCGAGAACGCATCAACGCAAGCCTACTTCTGAAACTCGGCTACCCCAATTTCCAAGTGGAATTCGACACCACCAACATTGACGCTCTGAACGAAGGCCGAGCCGAACGCGTCAAACGTGAGGGGGAGTTCCTAGACCGCGGAGTAATCACCATCAATGAGGTCCGCATTGGATACGGAAAGCCGGAAGTCCCCTGGGGCCACCTTCCCACCCCCCGTGCGTTAATAGCGCCCGCCCCGCCGCAGGAGGCGACCCCCACCCCTGCCGCCAACGGCGCCCGCCATGCCTAAGAATGCACAAACGACGAACAGAGCAAGCCAAGCACCGGTTCCTAGAAGCAATAGACCGTGGCATGTCCGTAGTCGATGCCACCGCCCATGCTGGCGTCAACCGCACAACTCCCTACACCTGGGAAACTGCCGACCCGGACTTTGCCCGCATTTGGGCTGCCATAAGAAGTTACAGGTTACGCCAGCTCACAGACATCGCCCTAGACACAGCCCTAGAGGGCGATACCAACATGATGCGGTTTCTCATCAACAGGTACGACAAGTCCACCAGGGACCAGGTCCGGACCATAGGGGAAATACTCATCACCACCCAGGAGAAAGCGCATGACACTGGCCACCCGCTCCCCTTCCTTACCGTCGACCCGTAGGCTAACCATCCGCCCGCACCCGGGCCAGCTCCGGGTAATCACCTCCAAACACCCAATCACCGCAGCCATCGCTGGCACCGGCGGCGGGAAGACCGTCGCCGGCGAAATATGGCTCTTAACCAACATGATCCGCAACCCCCGGGAACTCTGGCTGGTCGTGGAACCGACCTGGCCCATGGTCAACCGCATCCTGCTTACCGACAGCGCTAACCGACCCAGCCTCTTGCGCCTACTCAGGTACTTCGACCCGGGCGCGATCTACACCAAGTCTGAACAGACCATACACTCGAACCTCGGCACCATCTTCTTCGGCTCGGCCACCCACCCGGAGTCCATCGAGGGCGTCCACGTCGCCGGCGCTTGGCCAGACGAAGCCGGCCAGATGTCATACCTGGCTTACGAGACCATAGTACGCCGAGTCTCTTTCAAGAACGGCCCCATCCTGATAACGACAACACCCTACAACCGAGGTTGGCTATTCAAGGAAATCTACCAGAAGGCCCGTGCTGGCAACCCCGACATCAACATGATCCAGTTTCCCAGCACTGCAAATCCGGCCTACCCAAAAGAAACCTTTGAACGCAACCGGGCCAACATGACGCCTGCCCGGTTCCACATGATGCACGAAGGAGGCTTTGCACGGCCCGAGGGAATGATCTACGAGGGCTGGGACAACCGCCACCTAGTCGAACCATTCAAGATCCCCCAAACTTGGTGGCGAGGCGCAGCCGCCGACTTTGGCTGGAACCACCCCACCGCCGCGGTCTGGGCCGCGCGTGACGACGACGGAGTCTATTACATTTACCAGGAGCACAAGAAGTCCCAGACCCTGCTGGCCGACCACTACAAGCACTTTCAGGCCCTAAGCACGAACGGACGCCGACCGGAGGTCTGGTACGCCGACCCATCCGCCAAGCAGCAGATCGCCGAGCTTCGCGCCATGGGCTTACCCATCCGCCCTGGGAACAACGACGTGACGACCGGAATCGACACAATATCCCACCTGATAGCAACGGACCGACTCAAAGTATTTAACACGTGCCCCCACTGGATCGACGAGCTGGAGAGCTACGTCTGGGACACCAAGGAAGACGCGCCCACCGACAAACCCGTCAAACTGAACGACGACCTAATGGACGCAACCCGTTACTTGCTACACACCGTGGAAAACGCCCGAGAGCCCAGGCTGTACACATGAAGAAGAACAGCCTATACAGGATGCTAATAAGCTCAGGCAGAACCATCCACCTTGCGGCGACAGACCTTGACCTCGGCATGTGCGGAGCCGACCAACTCGCCCTAAGACAGGTTACCATCTGTAAAGCCTGCCTAGCAGAGCTAGCCACCCGAAGGGCCTTACCGTGCATTGACAGCGAAGTCCAGCCACTATAAAATTACCACGTGGTAACCTCCGGTGTGACTCCCAGGGGGACCACACCTCTCGACACCGCCCGGTGGCAGTGATGCCCCACCGGGCGGTACTTGTCAGAAGGGGCACCCCATACCCCCCCCCGTCCGCGCACGCCAACTTTGTCCTCACAAGAGTGCCCCACCCGGCCCCCGGCGCGTGTGAAGCGCGTCTTACCCGCCAGGTGCTACGCGCCGGCCCCGCGCCTCAGACGCGGCGCTGGCGCGGGGCTCCCCGCGCGGGCCTTGGTGGTCGAGTGTAAGGGAGTCCCTTCCACCGGCCCGCCGCGCCGCATTTGGATCATCCGAACGGAGCAAGGGTGCTGGAGCCGGGGGAGGACCCAGGCTAACCCCCCACCGGACGATGCTTTTCAAAAGGCGCACCTCCATGGTATAATCCGGTCAAGTCACACCAGAGGAGTACCATGCTTCAATCATCTTGGCCCCCAACGCCACAGCGCTATCCCCAGCAGGATCAGCCCGACCGTCAACTCCGCACCCATACCAAGACCCCCCCTTGGCCACCGGAACTCCCGACGCTTACACAAACCAAGGTAAACAGCGCACCAGCAGTCTGTCAACCCTACCCCGGCGCTCCCACCTAACGTGGCACCCCGCCGCTGGGGACCCGCCGCCCTAAACCTCATAAGGGCCTTCCTCGTCGAGCGAGACGGCCCGAACTGCGCCCTGTGTCACGCTGAACCCACAGAGACGCTCCAGATTGACCACGTAGACAATGACCACTCCCACGACACCACAGGGAATCTCAGACTACTCTGCCAAAGCTGCAACCTTGCCCGGCGGCCTCGAAACGATAGGGGAACCTTTGTGTGTGTAAGTGAGCCACAACCTAAACTGTCAGCCACAGACCAAGCCCACCTTGACCTACCCTACACCGAAGGCTCTCCCGAAATGCAGGCAAGTACCTACTTCACCAGAAGATTCAGGGCCTGGGTGCTAGACAACCTACCCATGACCAAGGAGGAAGCGATAAATGGTGGCGCGGAGGTCGTCGGTTGCAGCACCGAGACAGCCAAAAGGAACCTATCCAAGCTCACCAGCAGAGTAGGCCCAGTCGCGATCAGCCAGGACATCAATGGCAAAGCCACCCTAATCTTAAAGGAGGACACCACGTGGAGGACATCAGGACAGCCAACACCGAGCACCTTGCCGAAGCGCAGACCCTAACCTGGCGTCGAGTAACCAAAAGGCACCGCTGGCCTCTCTGGCAAGCCCTAGACGTCGCCCGCCAGCTTGTCGACGCCCTCACGCCCAGCTGTGACCGCATCGCCATCGCCGGGTCGGTCCGCCGCACAATCGCGACGGTAGACGACATCGAATTACTGGCCATCCCAAAGTACATCGACGAGCCCGCGCTGATACAAACAACCCTCTGGCCCATCGTTAATAATGATAAGAAATGGGCAGATGCTGGCCGAGTCAACCTACTAGAGGAAACCCTGGACGGGCTCAGCGACCAAGGAAACCTTACCATGCGCCCCAACAAGAAAGGCCACTACACCAACGGCCCGTTAAACAAGCTGCTCATTCACACCACAACAGGCATTCCCATTGACCTTTTCACCACCAGCGCGGAGAACTGGGGAATGGCGCTTTTTGTGCGCACAGGCCCCAAAGACTGGAACATCAAAGCAATGACCCGATTCAACGAACTCGGACTCGCGGGACACGCTTACGGCGGCGTCACGCACCCCGACGGCCGCGAAGAAGCCTGTCCAGACGAGGTAACAGTATTCTCCCTACTAGAGTGGCCATGGCGAGAACCGAACCGAAGGCAATGAAAGACCAAACCACGCAGAGGCCCAGGGCTCAATAACCGTCGAATATGTCGAATCCCACGTCTCCCAATCCCCCTACCCACGCCCAACCCAAGTCGTGGCCTGCGGGCCACCTCGGGGGGGCGCTCCCGCTTTTGCCCCCCCTGAGAACCCGCCCAGTTATTTTCCCTTCGCCAGAGAAGGTCGTCAAGGGGTCGGAAAAGCGCAAAAACTGGCCCTTTTTCGTCCAATGCGGCCAGCGGGCCGCAGCAGAGGAAAAGGGCACCCGCAAGCAGCAGTTTTTGCGCTTTTCCGCCGGCCTGCGGGCCGCGCTGCGATGTCGGCAGCGCCCTTGACTACCTTCTCTGGCTACGGGGCGTAGAAAGTATATTTCTTTTGGAGGTGCTTTGGTGGTTGCTCTTCGTCGGTCTGCTCCCGTGTGGGTCCCCGTGCGCGTTGTCCGGTGTCCCGGCTGTGCCTTTTGCCCCGGTCCTCGGCTCGCTGCCGCCGCGTCCGCGCCGGGTTTCCCCCTGTCCGGTGGCCGGCGGGAGGTGCTGCGGGCGCAGGCCCGCCGCCGCCTGGCCCGGACTTAATTCGCTGGGAGCGTCAGGCTTCGGCCTGGCCCAGAGTAGGGTTGATTAGAAAGAGTCAACCCCACTGTCATTTCAGCCCGCAGGTCCGAGAAGGGACCGGGGCAAGAAAAGGAGAAAGACAATGGCCAAGATGTTCCAAGTACAGGTTAGAGGGACGGTTGGGGGATCGCCCTTGTCTACCCCGGTGGCTGAACAAATCGCGGATATGCTCCGGTACGACCAGGGTACTCTGATCTCCAACACCGAAACTCCAGTCGAAGGGAAGGGGTACAGCCGCTTTGAAGCCGTGGTCCACAGCGTCGCCTATACCAAGGCGCGCTGGGAAAGCTTCGGCCTAAAGACGGCCCTGATAGGCCGAGTCTAGCCCGCAGGCCCGCTAGGGCAGGGGAGGGCCAGGCCGAAGCCTGGCCCAGAGTGGGGTTGACTTAGAAAGAGTCAACCCCACTGTCATTTCAGCCCGCAGGTCCGAGAAGGGACCGGGGCAAGAAAAGGAGAGGAGGTAGCCCATGCAAACAGAGGAGTGTCCCAAAGGAACGCCCATGACCCGCCAGATAACTATCAAACGACGCGGGACAGACTTAGGCTACTGGTGGCAGGTCAAACTTACCGATCCAAACGGCTACGGGGTCGAGGTGAGGAATTACCGCACCTACAGTGAAGCGAAACAAGGCCATAAAGAGATGGTAGCCAAGTACACTTCGGCCTTAGCAAAGCGGCGGCGGGAGCGACTGGCAGACGACATAGAACTACGCGAATATTTCCAGAGACGGCAGAGAAGTGAACCATGTGGGAACTAGGCGGAGCCCTATTGCTCATAGGCGCCACAGGGACACTCATCGAGTTGGCGTTACAAATACGAGACAGCATAAAGAAGAGAAGGAGACAGAATGGGCGCAACCAAAGCTCAGCTCACCTACACCGACTGGCTCAGGACGCACACCTGGGCACAGATCATGGACCCGAAGACCACCGCAGCGCTGGAGTGGCGCTGGACCAGGTCCAGCCACCTAGCCGAGCACGGGGTAGTGGCCTACGAGCGAAACTACGCAGGACACATCAGGTACCAGGTCAACAGCGAGAGCGACCCCACCCGCCACTACGACCTCACGCTAGAAGCCGGATGCGAATGCCCGGACGCATACCAATGCCTCAATGGCCAATTGCTCCAAGGAGCACCGTTCGGCTGGTGCAAACACCTCTTCGCAGCCTGGCGATACCAGCAATGGCTCACACGAGAATGCAATGGAGGATCGAAATGATAGTCACCACCATCAAAGCCAGCATCCGAATGTCCAGGCAGACCAGCAAAGACACCTGGGCAACGGTCGAGCTCGGCGCAGAAGCTAGCATACCAGCCTACCAAGACCCTAAGATAGACCCAACCTGGCAGGAAGTCCAGGCAGAACTCTACAAAGACCTAAAGCACCAGCTGAAGACCCTTTGGAACGGAGGCCTCAACCTGGTCATCCCGCCGGCCGCACCACCGCCCAAATGGCCAAGAGGCGCAGCGGCCCCGGCTGCCAAATGGCCAAGAGGCGCAGCGGCCCCGGCTGCCAACCAGGAGACAGGCGAGATCACAGAGTGCCCGGAGCACCACCGAGCCAAGGGATCCCAGCACGGCGGACTATACTGCCCGACCAAGCTGGACGACGATACTTTCTGCACGTGGACGCACGGCAAGCCCTCCAAAAGAGCTAGGCGAGAAGCGAAGTAACCCCAAGAGGCCCGGCCCTGGGTGGGGCCGGGCCCCCCCCCTACAGGAAAGAAGGAGTCCACCGAGTCCACCAGGGACCAGGTCCGGACCCCACCACCAGGCGCCAGACCTTCCACCGAAGGACTGGCGCCCCCCCACAACCCCACCCGGGCGCCAGACCTTCCACCGAAGGACTGGCGCCCCCCCCACAACCCCTAGTACCCCGACGAGCTGCACCGCCACAACCTCTAGTACCCCGAGCTATTCTAGAATGATATTCGTCTAGAATAGCAATCGAGCTGCGCCGCCCCAGCCTCAGGACAAGATCCGGAGCCCACTGACCCGAAGTGAGCGGGTCCGGCAGGACGCCTATATCCAGGCCCCACTTTCCGGAGGGGGGTTAACTTTCCCAGCATTGACTTTCCCGGGGCTGATTTCCGTGGTATACTGTCGAATCATGCCCGAGAACATCTACCGCTTCGTGCTCACCACCAGCGCCACCGACTCCAACGGCAACATAGCTGATCCGCTTGGCTGGGACCTAAAAAGGTACAAGGCCAACCCGGTTGTCCTATGGAACCACGGTTGGCTAGACCAGCCAATCGGCAAAACTCTCAACATCGAGGCTACCGCGCACCGGCTCACAGCGGAAATCCAACTAGCGGACACCCACCTGGCCCAGGAGATCGCTACGCTCATCGAGGGAGGCTACGTTCGCGGCGCAAGCCCAGGCTGGCTTCCCATTGAGTGGGAGGCGCGCAAAGACGCCCAAGGCCGATTTCTGGGCATCCACAGCCACAGCCAAGAGCTAATCGAAGCCTCGATCGTCGGCATCCCGGCCAACCCAGACGCCCTGCGAATCGCCCGCCTAAACGACGGTCGCATACTCACCGCCAGCCAAGAATGGCTAGACATCATCACCAGCGCCCCGCCCCAACCCCAGGAGTACCCGGGCCAGGACCTAACAGACGCCGAACACCTTGCCGAAGCGCAGGCCCTACTCGACCAACTTAAGGCCTTCCACCGAAGTCTAAGAGGTGAACCATGATGAAACAGGAAGACATTGCCCGCGAAATCACGGCAGTCAAGGACTTCCTGACCGGGCGCGTCAACCCTCTCAGGGAAGAACTGGACAGGCTGACCCCCATAGTGCAAGGCATACTGCGCACCGACAAAGAAATGCGTCGTGCCAAGTTGACCGCCACCCTAAGCAACGCCCGCCCCCGCGTCGCCTTCGGCCCCTACGCCGGCCTAGACGGCCTGGCCCTACACATGGTCAACTCAATTCACCAGGGGATGCTCAAAAACCCGGCAGGCATCGACGTGGCGCTGCTTGAACGCTGGGGCGCCAACCTGAAAGCCGCCATGGACTCGACCACGCCAACCACCGGCGATGAACTGGTCAACACTGAGGAAGCCCGGCAGCTATGGGATGACGTTAACCTAGTAACCGCAGTCGCACCGTTGCTGAACATAATCCAGATGCCCACCAACCCATTCCTCATCCCGCTCCAACTTGGCGACGTCAACTGGTACCCGGGCACCGAGAACGTGGCGACCAAGAGCACCAGCCTGGCGACCAACAGACAGACCCTAACCGCCTTCGAGCTAGTGGGAGAGGTTCCGTGGTCTTACGACCTACAGGAGGACGCGGTTATAGCGATGATGGACGAGGTCCGGCGGACCCTAATAATGAACGCCGCGGAAGTCATCGACGACGTGCTCCTAAACGCAGACCTCAGCGTCACCAACGGCATCAACTCCGATGGGACCACAATATCGACCACCACAGTAGGCAAAGCCCATTGGCTGATAGGCTTTGACGGAATGATTCACTTGCCCCTAATCGACAACACCGCCCAAAGGAACGACCACAACGCCGCTGTCTCTGACGACATGTTCAACAAAATCAGGGCGCTCCTCGGCAAGTACGGGGTGAACCCCAGCCAGCTAGCCTACATCATGGACATCAACACGTTTATCCGATCCCTCAGCGTGGCTAACTTCAGGACCCTAGACAAGTTCGGCCCACTGGCCACCGTCCTCACCGGCCAGCTCGGGGCGGTGGAAGGCATCCCAGTCATCGTGTCCGAGCAGATGAAGCGGGCCGACGTCGACGGCAAGGTCACCGATGCGGGCAACGTTACCAACACCGGGAGGGTACTGCTCGTCAACCGGACCCAATGGCGCGTGGGGTTCAAGCGCCAGATCATGATGGAGACTGTCCGCGACGTCCAGAAACGCCAGAATATCATGGTAATCAGCTTCCGCATGGGACTCCAAGAACGGAGCGGGAACAGGACCACCGCCACCCACACCGCCCTACAGTTCAACATTACCGGTACCTAGCAGAACCAAGCCATCAGGCAAAGGAGAGAACCATGCCGGACCTATTCCTAGAACTAACACCGGACGCTCCCACACAAGAAAACGTTCAGCGTATGACCCCCAAAAAGGGCACCAACATCAAATACGTTCCCAGCTTCGTGTTCCGCATCGAAGGCGTCGGTGGCGCCCAGAACGCTTTCGCCTTCGCCCCCCAGAACCCCACCGGCCAGGACCTGGTAATCCTGGAAGTCATCCACTACCTAAAGACGAAAGGGCTGACCGCCGCCGCCGTCCTCGACGTCGCCGTGGGCGCGACCGCGACCACCACTGGCGACACCATCTTCGACGGGATCGACATCAGCTCCGGCGCCACCAACGGCGCGGTGGTAAGCTCCCAAATCCTGGCCGACACCGGCACCAACGGCAACGAGAAACCCAAGGTCTGGAACAAGCCGGGCGGCACCAACCCGTTTCTCACCGGCAAAATCCTGGTCGCAGAGGCCGCCGACTATGTAGGCATCATCACCGTCATCTGCGCACCCCTGGAAGGCCCGTAGAGAGACGTAGAGAGACTACGAATAGCTAAAAGAGTATAAGAATGGGATACACAGACGGCACCCACGACGATAACGTAGACACCTACAACCGGCTCACGCGCGTCGGCAGCAGGTTCTACACCTCATACCCAACAGTGTCCGACGGCGAAAACGCCTACCTAAACATCGACTCATCGGGGCGGCCAAGGATAAGCGGGTCAGCCGCCCACGACGCCGCCGCCACAGGCAACCCCGTCCGTATTGGCGGAGTCTACCGAAGCACTATCCCAGTGCTCACCACTGGCGACGTCGGAGACCTCTTACTCGACGCTGCGGGCCGCATCAGGCTCGCCTTTGAAGCCAACGTATTCAAGATGATAAGCGCGGTAGCCATCACCGCCGGCACGCCCGCAGTGGTCTGGACCCCAGCGATAGGGAAGAAGGTGCGGTTACTCGGCTGGTCCCTCAGCGCGTCGGCAGCTGCCCGCCTCCAGTTCGAGGACAGCGGCGCTGCCGGGGTTGTCATCATGCAAAGTCCACTCCTAGCCATCGCGGGCATAGACACCAAGGAACGCCTGGGCGAAGGTGTACTTCTGGGCGCCGCCGACAACACGTTAAAGCTCAACGTCAGCGCCACCGCCACCGTCTCCGGGATGGTCTGGGGAGTAGAAGAGTAGCCGCTATGGTCTGGGCCCTTGCGACCGCCACAGTGAGAGGTGACAACTGCGAGTTGGATTATAAGTCAGACACGCCATCTGAGGATGGGAGCCCGCGCTTCACCAGGCAGTTACATAAAAGAGGTAAAGTTCCAGACGGCGAGGATCAGACCAACGAGCAGTGGTTCATCGACATCCGTCGAAAAGTGTTGGCGGACCTAGAAGCGCTCAATGTACCCGAACCAGAAGCGATCGACGTCACTCTGCGAGTAAGGCCCTCACGATGACGCCCTTCGTCCGCGCCAAGCTTGCCCGCCGCTGGGCAGCCGTCGCCGCCCTAGCAATCCTAGCCGTCGCCGGGCTTGAAGGGTTCGCGCTGAGCCAAGGCATCAACGGCAACCTACTCACCGCCGCCTTCTCAGTCATTACCGCGCTCGGCGGCGCAGCCGTCGCCAGAGCCAGAAAATAGAGACCGGATGCCACTTCCGAGATCTATCTTGAACAAATATAAGACGACGAACAACGTTTAAGGCCTCCGCGAGAGACGACCCCGTGGTTACGACCGCCCCAGCCCGCGCACCCACTGCCCGCCAGCAAAGTGAACGCCATGGCCCGTAAACGAGGCAGACCCCGCCCTTACAACGTCATCCTGCGCGTCCACGACTCAAATACGTCCAATCTCCGAGAAACCATCGTCACTCCAGCAAAAAGCAAGCGCGTCCGCATCATTCGGGTCAAGGCCCTCCAGCAAGACGTATCAGCAGGCCGCCGCCAGTTCGGTCTCTACTTTGGCACTGGCGTCGACATCACGACCGACCCGACTAAGGCCATCGACGTGCTTGACATACCAGACCTCGGTGAGGCCACCACGAGGACCTACCTAAGAGGCGAAGGACCACGCGGACTCCGTAGCGAAGTGCTCAGCGGACAGTGGCAAGCTACACCCCCAGGCGTATCACACAGCATCCTGGTAGAATACGAGGAGGACCCTTGACCGCAGTGCGCCGCCGCCCCTACAAGCTCCTCACTCGGGTCGTCACGTCCAACCTCACTACGGACCGCCAAACCATCCTAACGCCACGGAAAGGCTATCGCACCCGGCTCGTGCGCGTCCGAGTGGTGCAGGACATCGCCGACGGGCGCCATCTTTGGGAACTCTACTTTGGCGCCGCTGGCAACATCGTAACCGTCGCCAAGAAAGGCATCGACATCCTGGCTATCCCCAACCTCAGTTCAGCCACAACCCGCACCTTCCTACAACGCGAAGGTCCGCGTGGTCTACGCGACGAGGTGCTAAGCGGTCGGTGGAGAGCCACCGGCCCCACAGACGCCCACAAATTTTTCATCGAGTACGAAGAGGAACCATAACTCATGGCCCGGGAAGCTTACAGGTCCCTATACGGTGACCTAACCAAACTAAAGGACGACAGTCTCCTTAAAGACCCGGCCGCAGGCGCTGCCGACGACCCAGAGCTGTTCCAACTCCTGCTGGCCACCTCTGATTGGGTGGACTCCTACACCAATCGCCACTTCTATCCCAGAATCCAAACCCTAGAGTTTGACGGACCGGGCCAGGAACGCTTGCTCCTGCCAGACCTAGTCGGCATAACCTCACTAAAGGAGGACACCACCGAGAACGAGACCTACACCACCACCTGGACCGCAACCGACTACTGGCTCGAACCCCACAACGCAGAGCCGACCGAGCATTGGGGACGGCCCTACACCAGCCTCAGAGTCCGAACCAAGGGCACCAAGTCGACGTTCACCGTCGGCCAACACAGATTTCAGATCGTCGGCCGGTGGGGGTATCGGGAATTCAAAGAGGACAGTGGAAGCAACCTAAACGACGCCGCCATGACCACCACCAAGGTTACGATCGCCGTGACCGTTGGAACCGACTTCGCCATTGGCCAGACTATCATGATCGGCGCCGAGCAAATGCTGGTCACCAATATCGCCGCCAACAACCTAACCTGCACCCGGGCCCTCAACGGGACCACCGGCTTCGCCCACGCCGACAACGCGGACGTCTACATTCTGCGCTGGCC